CTAGGTAGGTTTGTAGCGTTCAGGATTGTAAGTTTTTTGTGTTTTGTAAACGTGGTAAGCCACGACAAGCAGCTTACGCATAAGGGCGCCTAATATCAGCATCTTTGGTTTATTCTTGGCTTTCAAACGTTTAACAAAATCGGGAAAGTAATTCCTGTTGAGCGCAACCATAGCAGGCATGAATAATGCGGCTTTTAGCCGTCTGTTTCCGTAACGTGTCATGCTTGAACGACCTTTTACGCTAGTTCCTGATTCTTTTTGTTGCGGATTCAAGCCGGCAAAGGCGGTGAATTGATTAGCGGTTTTAAAGTCGCCACTAAGTAAATAGTTTGTGAGTATAGAAGCTGTTAGTTTGCCAATGGCCGGAATGGTTTGCAGACGATCTGAAACAGCTTTCAAGTCTTGATTGCTATTTGTGATTGCCTGTATTTCTGCTTCGACTTGCTGAATGTGTTGATCCAATTCTTGGATTTGAGCTTGATGAATTTTTCGAACAAAATCGTCTTTAGCTACTTTCAGCCTGTTCTTTTGGGCGGTCTTTTGGGTTTTAAGCTGTTCGTATAAAGCCAATAAGCGTTTCAAGCGGTAGTGACTTATACTTATTTTTTGCCGAGCGGGTAAGTCTTTGGGCATGGCCGTATGACAATATTCGGCAATAAGCCTTGCATCTTGTTTGTCTGTTTTTGTGCGGTGAAAGCGGCTTTTGCCGTATTCGCTGATTTTGTATGGGTTGATAACGGATACGGTGTAAAACTGGCCGATATAGTCGGCAATGTCTTCAAAGTAATTGCCTGTTGCTTCCATGCATATATGCAATTCACAGTCAAAACCGTCAAGCCAGGCTTTGAAGCTTGCAAAGCCGTTGATGCTGTTGTCAAAAAGGGCTTGTTTGCGTTGACCGTTGACAATAGCGGCAGCGTCAAAGGTGTTTTGCGATATATCCAAACCGACAGCGTTTCTCATAATTTCCCTTACTATGCAGATTCACACTTCTGTGTGTTCTTTGATGCTACTCAATTTTCAGACAACAAAAAAACGCCCTCTTCATCTTTTCTACAGTCTGATGACTTAGGCCGTTTCAAGATGGGCGTTTTTCGGTTCGGGTAGCTAATCCGAACCTGTAAGCCGTCTGAATAAAATGGCTTACAGCTTCGGATAGTTATCATATTATTCAAGTAGCGGGCGTTCCCGCACCCCGTGCTACTTTTTACCATATTGATTCCGCCTTCGGGGCTACATCAACACAGTAAAAAGCAGCTTTATTAATTAGATCCGACAGACCCTCCACGTTGCTGGAATTGTTCCCCTGCCTCTACATAGCCGTCATGCATGAGATTTTGCGGAGATTTTCCGCCAAGTGCTAAAACTTGACTATTGTCATTGGATTTGGCTTGGTTTTGGGGCTGTGTTGCCTGTGTAGTTTGGGTTTTATCTTTGTACGGGTTAAATGGCAAACCGTTGCGCACGTAGTCTTTGCACATTGTTTTTGTGATTTCCTTTAGCGGCGTGCCTTGATCACTGTAACATGTACAACCACTATTACCACCTTCAACGCAACCGGCGATGTATTCAAAGGTTTTAACTTGTCTTACATTGTCATAAATGGGTTTGCTTTCAGGTTTTTCGGCTAGAGTAGGCACAAAATCTTCAGGCTTAAGATTTGAATTTATATCTTGTGTACTTTTAGATTCGTCAGTTTCCGTAATTGCCTGTGGTTCACTTGCAGACGAATCAGAAACAGATTGAACTACTTCAGATTGTCCGCTACCTTGTTTATAAATTTGATAGACGTTATAGCCTTTCCAAGCCATAAAACCAAAAATAGCTACCAAAGCCCAAACAGCAAGCGGAATATTCTTTTTAAATTTCTGATGCTGGCTGGATGATTTGTAATATTTGAAAGCATCTTTAGGCGGTTTCCAACTAGCTGATTCAACACCGCTGACACCGGCGGGATTATCGAGGCTGGTAACGCATTTGTACCAAGAATACTGTTTCATACCCACGGCTTTGCGTTCAAGGTGTGTATGTTTTGAAACGAGATTGCGTACAAACACGTCAAGCTGACTTGGATGCTGTGTCATTAAGATAACCGTATGGCCGTGGTGACGAAGTTCGGTTAATTCTTGAATATAAGGCGGAACAGGGCGACCTGCAGCGCGAACAGGATAGGTATAGTGCGCCTCATCGACAATCAATACTGCACCAGTAGGCAAAATATCCCTTAAAGGCGCAGACATAATTTCTTCTTCTGTGAGTTCGTGTGCGTTGAATTTACGTTTATCCAAGCCGTCGATATGGCAGAAGTAAAGCGGGCGATCTACTTCCGTACCGTCTTCAAGCTTCATTTTAAATAAGCCGTCTTCGTTGTTCAGAATCATGGATACTACGCGTGATGTTTTGCCAGTACCCATATTCCCTGTAAACAAATAAATCATAAAGCTACCTTGGCATAATAAAAGTTAATTTATTTAATGTATTCATTCCAATATAAAAGCTGAATGCGCCGAATAAATAACCGAGACCTTGGCCAAAACCACCTATTAAAAGTAAATTTAGAATATCAGACGGCATAGAATTAATGGCATTCAAGGTGTAATCTTTAAATTTATTTAGCGCAATAATATAGCCTGCATATGTTACAAACGTCATGCCAGTAGCAATAATTATTCTGACAATTAGCATTTTGAGCAAAATTGCCAATAAAGGTATAAGACCTGCAAGTAATGGCATATGTACCTCTTATTTCCTCAAAGATCCAAAAACAATAAACGCGGACATGATGATGAATCCGAGCAGAACAGCAAAACGGACTTTTTCCATGAAAACGCAAAGCGGTTCATAACTTATTTGTACCGGCTTGCCCCAAATATTGAAACTTTTGGGTTGAGGACAAACGCCGTTTGGCGGTAGGAAATCGTCTGACGACCATGTCCTATCATCGGTAGTTTGAGGAATACTTATAGCGTCAAACATTCCCTCTTCAGGCTTACCCATTTTGTCACAGGCTAAAATGTCTGGAAAAAAATCACAAAGTAAGCCTTTTGATTCTTCTTTCTTGTCATCTTTTTTGTCTTCTTTTTTATCATCTTTCCTTTTATCAGATGGATCATCATCTGGACGTTTATCAGGATTACCATCTGGATCGGGTTTATCATCCGGCTTTTTATCAGGCTTGCCATCAGGATTAGGCGCAGGATCTGGATCAGGCTTTGTATTTGGTGCTTCAGATCCGCCCGGTGTCAGATCGGGACGCGGGGTTGTGGTTACTTTCGCGCTTGTGTTGCCGTCTGACCCTGTCGTAAAGCTGATGGTTATTTGAAATGGTCTTCCGTCTTGCCCTGTTGCCGGGCCAAGTGTGATGACTGTGCCGTTAGGCACGGTCAGCGTGCTTTGCGATTCACCCGGAATGCTGCCGTCTTCGTTGGCGGTTGCGTTAACGTATTGAGACGGGGAGGAATCGGCTTCAGGGCCGATAATGCGGTCAAATTCTGATTGCGAAATAGGCGAAAATTTGCCTTTATATTTGACGTAATAAATAACCGACATTAAAACCGAGGGCTTTGTTTCGCCATTTTCACTTTTTGGATAAGCAACACACCAATCACCTTCGACGCGTATCTCATCAGGCGTAAAAGGCACAGGATTAAAAAAAAGGCCTTTTGCATAAGCAAGATTACACATTGCTTTTTTCAATTTTTCATTATTGGCTGCGCCTTCCTGCCAATAATCTTTTTTTGTTTCTATTCGGTATTCAGTGCAAGAATTAGAATTTAATGCCGAAACGCAATAGCCATAATTTGGTTCTGTCTTGCCGAAGTTTTCATGGTCTGTATTATATTCATAGCCTTCTTTGCTTAAGGCTGCATCTACGAGATAAAAAGCAGCGGTCGATACTGCAAAACCGACAGGACCGCCGCCTACTCTTGCGAATTTACCGCCAACACGGGCTTTGGAGAGGAGGTTTTTTAGGACGGTAGAACGGGATACTTTTTGTTCTATGGTTACTGGTACGGTTGAGGCGGAGCGGAGGCCGGTAGAGGCTTCACGGACGTGAAGTGATTTGTCAAATCTAGACTGATACTCTTGGTCAATTCCACCACCAATAATTTTCCAAGGTCTGAAACCATTTTCATTAAATTTTTCAGTCAAAGGATAGGCTAATTTACCATTTCTAACTTGCAAATCGCCAGCAAAAGATTCAAAGCTCAAACCTAATAGAAAAATTATCGTCAAAACCCGTAACATTTATTTCACCATTTCCAATAGTGAAAACTGAATCATCTTTAAATAAAACTTCAAAACTCGCATTATTGAAATTTATTCTATTAAAAAAATTCTGACACTTATCCAAAGAGAATTTTTTTAAATATCCAGTTTCTTTTAAATATGAATAAAATACATAAGATAAAGGTTTTTCTAAATAGAATTTAGATAATTCATCTAATTCAGATTCAGTAATATAGAAAAAATCCTTTTCATGCTTTTCTAACATAATCCTAACTTCCATAACAGTTGCAGAAAGTAGGGATTTTGCCATTACCCGAAAAGGGTATCAATCCTTGAATAAAATCGCCCCTATCAAAACAGGTACAACAAGCCCCAAGTAAAAATAGTAATCCATCATTTTAGAACCCTTTTCAAAATGGATACGAAATACACAGAGGCCATCACGCCGAACAAGAGCCATCCTGTATCCAAACCGCTTTTTAGATTGTCACTTGGATCGCATTTGGGTAAATCGGCTTTAATCGTCTGTCCGTTCAGTTTCCATACTGTACCATTGAACTCAGGTTTGATGATTTTGCCGTCTTGGGTTATTTGAGGTACTACCAAGCTGAAATAGACGTTTTCAGCTTGGCTTTGCTCAAGACATTTATTCCCGACTTGGTAGTACATCTTAATTACCTATTAGCGCAACAAGCGTTTCACGATGGCAATCACGAACAGAGCGGCAAATACGCCGACTACCAGCCATCCTGCTTCAAGGCCGTCAGTTTTTGCGGCTTCAATGGATGATTTTGCACCTTCATCAAGAGCGGCATAGGCTTGTGTAGCCAAAGCCAGAGGAGCTGCGGCAACAACGGCCAGTTTTGCGCCGTATTTACGGCAAGTGTTCATCAATTTCATGATGTTTTCCTTTAGTGAGTTAAACAAAATTGAATAGGTGCTTTTGCTATGATTCAGACCGCACCCGTAGCCTGAATTAAAATTCTGATAAAAAGCTGAAGACAATAAAGTTTTCACCGATTTCGGATAACGCGGTTTCTACCGCTTCGTTTCGGTCGTAGAAATAACCGGCTTCATTTACAAACGGTGTATGACCCACATCACCCGTATCAGACGGATAAAGGAAGTCGCCCGTTTCCCGTGACTGAACAATGTAAACGCGGGTAATTGTCATGTTTTAGCCTTTGTTTGGGGTTTTAGGCTGGAAACCTAAAATTTTGAGTTTTTGGCTTTTGCCGTTGGTCACTAATTCAACCGTCAAAGAGGCTTCAAAAGGGAATGACAGACTTTTGAACTGTTCGAAGTTCACTGAGCCGCCGTAGTCGTATTCAGTAGCCGAGCTACCTAATGCGTTGCCTTGGCTGCTGTCCAACGGTGTAGACACGATAACGCGGCAATAGTCGAAAGTTTTGCCGTCAATTTGGCCGTTAAAGCGTTTAACGCCCATAATTTGGCCTTGAATTTGCATTTGCATGATGTGTTTCCTTATTCAATACACTGCACTTGAAGGCGGCAGCGTTTTGCCTTTTAAAATCTATATGCATATCGGTCATACATCAGATTCAAATAATCTTTTTCATGCTTGGCCTCGATGAGCTTCGTCATTTTGTTTTTTTGTTCGATGGCCATTTCAAGTAAAACTTGGGCAGATTCGTTAAGCCATAAACTGCCTTCGGGTTTGTCATGTATGGCCGGTGCGTGGTTTTCGGTACATGAATACACTTCAAGGCTTAAGCGTTTGGGCAATAAGTCATGATCGGCTTCGAACATGGCTAGGATTTCCGAACGATCTTTGTGCGGAAACATGGATTTCGCGGCATTGATGGCACGCCCGACTTGGTTTTTCGCTACTTCGATGCAGCGTTCAAAGGTCAATTCAAGATTTTTTTTCACTGCTTCGATTCGTTTGGCTTTCTCTTGGAATTGGGCGCATACAGGGTATGCACCGCCGAAATACTCACCCGGAACTGTCAATACTTCGAACGGAATCACAATATCCTTGGCTTTGAATTCAATTTCAAAACGCACCCACTGGCTTTCTTTGTCGCCAAGTTGCTTGCCTTTTTCGTAAACGCGAACGTATTTAGACGATTCACGGGAACCGACGTAATAGGTTTTTCCCTTGCCGTTGTTTGATTCCCAATCCGTACCGACCGATTCGCCATCAGGCATCATGTGATGGTTTGTGAACTTACCTGCGAGGCGGTCGGATTTGGCCTGCTCGGGCGTGTATTCGCCTTGAAAAAAATCTTTGGCAATGTCGATACGGGTAATTTTGGGACGTACAGCCTGTATGATGAAGTTATAAAGTCGTGATTCCCAACCGTCAGATGCTGCATTGCAACCCGTGGCCGTGACTTCAATCAGCATGGTATTGTTTTGACCACCGAAATGGACGCGGCCATATTGGGCATTGTCTGTACCCATCAACCAGCATGAATCATAAAAACGACCGCCTGAATGCTTGGCTTTTTCGGTAATACCGAAACCAAAAATATCAGCCAGAACCATAGATGCGCGGACGATGTATTCATCATCGGCAACCAATGGATAACCGGCGAGCAGGGAAAAGGTATCTTCGTGGATTGAAAAACTAATTTGGTCGATAAAAGCGGAATTGGCTTTGCCACGACGCAAAGGAACTTCAATCAGACGGCCTTTTGAATCAGTAAGAAACGTGGTGTATTTCTCAAAGGTTTCCTGTTCGGTACATGAAGCCGCTTCGGTTTCTGCTCCCCCCCTGTTAGATAAGGGGGGCACCATCGGCGCGCGTGAATCCGCCTTTGGCGTGTCGCTTGCGCTGCCACCGCCAAAGGCGGGGCGAAGCGCGCTTGT